GTTCCTTCAAAAACTTTATCAAATTCAGATAAGTTAAAACTCATTTGAGTACGATAAATTAAGTCAGTACCAGCAGTGAAAGTACTTTCGGTTCAAGATGAACCGTAGTAAATTTCATCTGTTTGGTTGACTCTTTTGAAACCTAAATTAAGAATATTACCAATAAGTAATAAAGATTGAATTTTGTTTCGATCTTTATTAAATATTGATTCTATATTTAGATCAGAAATTTCTTTTGATAAGGAATGAAGACATAAGCCTTCTTGATCTTTATAGATCTTAACCTTATCTCACATCTTTCTCAAACAGTTATAAACTGATATGAAAAGAGGGTGACAAGCAAGATTATTTTTATCTTGTTCTGGGAATTTATTTAAAAATTCACCAGGAACATTAAGAATATTCCTGTTCATGTTTCCGACCACATTAGCCATCCCATCAAGGAGAATTCTTTTATATTCTAAAAGAGCTACTCTCTCATTGGGAATCACATAGTTATCATTACTAATTAAATTAGTAAATAATCTTCGTAATTTTTCATATGAAAAATTACCAAAATTGATATCTAATGCTAATGAATAATTTTGAAGTTTATTATAAACAATTCTATTGATAGTTAAAAATCTATATTTTAACTTACCATTAGATTTAATGTAATGGCCCTTTTTAAGAGCCGGAACACTAAGTTTATAATAAAGTTTTACCACAAGATTTACTAAAGTTAGTTTAGAAAAATAGGAATTATTCTTAATTTTAAAATAATCATATAATATTGTAAAAACAATAAAAGGATTATATAAATTAGAGAAAATTCCTTTAACTGGTAAACCAGTTAATTCTATACCTTCCTTAGGTCTTATTCATCTCTTAGCAAATTCATATGTATCAACTGAGACATGTGTTTTGTTAAGGGATATCTCTACACCCATTTTATTCATAATTTTAATATATGTTTTGGCAACTTTATCGTTTTTAATAACGATATCATCACCAAGAATCATATATTGATCAAAATTATCAATATTATTTAGAAATGCACAAAAGTGCACAACTAAATGATGGGTTAGAGTAAAGACTGCTCAAGATGAATAGGTTCCCATAGGTTGACCTGTTTGATACTTAACTAAAGTATCATCAGGAGTTACAAAGACACGATTATGCAATAATCAATGTCAACT